CCAATTGCGGCTGTTCCACTAACGCTAGCGTTAAGCATCACACCACGACCGGAAATTACATTGCATATACTGCCAGAAGTGACAGCCGTTAAGGATACACCGAGAGCCATAGTACCACTCAAAGCGGTATTTGCTGAATCGATTTCACCATCAGGGGTCGCCATTCCAACTGGCTCGCCTGCTGCAATTGTAGAACCTGCTGTGAAAGGTAGGATTCGGGCGGGTGCTCCGCCATCGTTAACTAAAATTTCTGTTGCCATATTTAATCACCTTTTAAGCTTTTTTCCAATTTTTATTGAGGGTTATTTTCCCTCCTTTGTTGAGAGCGAACATTCGCTCTACTTCAGCCTCTGCGTTAACAGGGGCGTCACTGTCTTCGTGTGCTACACCTTTTCCGAATGACCGTTCTGTGTCTTCCGGTACAGGTATACTTCCGATTGCCTCACTAAATCCAACGAGTTTATTTTCTTCCCAAGCAGCGAGTTCCGTTAAACGGGCTTCGCGGCTATCTTCCTCAAGGGTTTTAAGAAGCAGTTCTTTATCGATAATCGTATTCACGACATCACTTTTGCGAGCTTCGGCGTCGGCCTTTGCCCTCTCTGCTTCAGCTTGTTCAAAGGTAGTAATGGTAGCTGATGCGCTATCATACTGCTTCTGCAACTCTGTGTGAGCAGTCTGAAGTTCTTCTAACTGTCCTCTTAGGGAAGCAAACTCTCGTTCCGTTATTACCTCGGCTTCGGTTTTTGAGTCGTTTTCTGCCATATTTTCATCCTCTTTATGTTGTATCGTTTCGCTACTTTCACATTCACACGAGTCTCCGTGCGAACAAGAATCGCAACACGATTCCTTTTTCACATCTTCCTCGTGTACATCACATTTCATATCAATCGTGCATTCGTCGCAGACCGCCTTAGCCAGTTTATTGTCAATAAATGACACTTCCACTGGGCGGATGTTAGTAGCATAGGTGTCACCCATTACATCAATATCTTTGGAAAACCAATCGATACTGACATTCGTGACATCCCCATCCTTCATCTTCTGCATTGTTTCATAGGCTTTTTCATTATTGGAAAGTTGAGCCAACATTTTGATGGCAATCTTCCCATTTTCCATTTCTTTTATCTCGGGGTTTATTGCTTTCCCGATCAAATCATCAGGTGTTCGCTGATGATTAACGTAGATTGGTAGCTCGTTGAAAGCTTCTACAGTATCTTTAAGTATGTTAGATTCTATATAAACCTTTTGTTCTTTACCATCTTCAGTGTATTCGTGCAATCCTGAAGTAATAGCGAGGACAGGGAACTCCCACACTTCTAAACTGTCGTCGAAATTCTCAGGAAAAGTATCAGCAATAGCTTCTAATCCAAAATTAAGCGCAAAGCTTCTGCGTACATCGTTTTCGTTATATTGGCTGAATTGATGAGGTGTATCATCATCATCCGCAAAACGCATCTGGCAGATATTCTGGCTCATTTGTTCGTGTTTTTCGAAACCCCGTTTCTTTAAGCGGGGTCCTACATCAATTAGACATCTTTCGTAGTTACTCATTTTTACGTCTCCCTGTGGCGTTAGCGCCAGGTTCAAAAGCACGGCGTGCTGTCTTTCGGACATCGCCTTTCTTTGTTGTGCCTCCCCTGTTTTCGGTGCGCTCTGTTTCTTCTTTCTTATCCTCATCTTTGCCACCCGATATATTTACTTCTTTTTCGGTAGCTTGCATTTCTACAACTCCCTGTGGGTCGAGTCCGCGCTCTTCCCTTACTTCTTCAGGTGCAAGTACACCTTCAGCCAAGTAAATCATATCAGTCTTCGCTTTGGTGAAGGCATCTTCCACATTCATTTGACGGAATGCGAAACGAACATCTTCACCCAATTGTGGCATCAATTGCGAATTGAAAGAAGCTTCAACAGCCTTTTGTAAATATTTTACAAAGGGTTCAAAAATTGGTCTAGCTTCAGCAGGGTTAGACCACATAGTAACCGGCACTTTAAGAGCCATATGGATTTTCATAGAAATATCATCAATATATTTACCATACTCAAAAGCGCGTCTTGTTCCTGTCATTTCTTTAATCTCAATATCATTACCGTGAATTATATCTTCTCCCGGCTCCAAACCATTAAAAGCACTGACAATCTCATTTATTTTATCTGGACCGTAAGGCATATCAGGTAATCCACAGCTTATATCATAACGGCTATTAGCATATTTATTAAGTGCAGCACCTACATCACGTTCTGCATAATCTTTTAAATCAACCAGATATTGAACTGTGTGAATATCTGAAAGGCCATATGCATAATCATCAAATGGGTTATTCTTCAATTCTATAATTTCTTCTTCTTCGAATCTAACATTTTCTGAATCAGCCCCTGTATCTTGGTAGTAATACATAATCTGGCCGTTCTCGTCTCTTTGAACATACATATTCTGTGATGACCGTAAAACCAAATTATCATCAGTCCACTCCAGATATCCAGTTCCAAAAATGCGAGCATTGCGTAACCAGCTGTAAATTGTCAGTTCNACATTAATATCATTAAAAAGTTTAGTAATGCGTTCTCTTTCTTCTTCGTTNTCTGTAACAATGTCATAACCGTCTTTTACTGCATAAATGCAGGGTAAATCGATAAGTGTTCGTATTAATGGGTCCGATAAATAAATATCCATATATCGGCGGTTATCCCCAATTTGGGGTTCGAAGTCTCTGCCGAATCTACTTTTATTCAACTTGATTCTTCTTATTATACCTTCTCCGAAACTTCGAGGGNCATCCTTCTTGTAAGGAGGATTACTCCCCGTTTGGGCAAATTCTCGCCTTTTGAAAGGCCAAAAATCTTTTAGAGCCATTACTACCTATATTTAAAGTGATAAAATGATATTTAAAGATTGCGCTACATACCTCTAGGCAAATTTTTCTTTCTTCCCATCCCTTTTGCTCCCATANGTGTGGTCGCAAAAGCCTGTGCTGGAGCCCCAGAACGGTACGGACCTCCCTTACTCAAAGTAATAGAAGTGAAAGAAGAATCTCCGGGTAACATAGATAGAGAAGCGTGGATACCCATAGCAGAGCTATCACAATAATCATCGTGTTTTCCAGAGGGTGCAGAAATCTTTTCTGTCTTGTTTGCTGCATCCATTACATATTCTATTTCGATATGTTCTCTATACCATTTCCATACTAGTTTAGCTTGTTCAGGGGGTAATCCGTCGGGATTGGGAATTCTCACCGCTCCCTTTTGAACGAAGGATACCATATCCCTGTATATTAAAGTTTTACTACCTTTAGGTCCCCCCGTAAAAACAAAAGGTAAAAAATGAATAGAGAGAGGAATACACTCTGCTCTTATTTCTGTCTCAAACGCCCCACCAATCCCCGTAGCATCCAAGATAACGCGAATAGCATTAAAGATTTTCGCCACTTCCATAATACGTCGGCGCTGGTATGGTATATCGTGACCGCCTGATTTAGGACCAATTTCTTCCAGATAGATAAGTCGTGTAATATTTCCGTCATCGGACTTCTCGGTACGCCAGACACTGATAACAGTGCTATTAACAGATTTACCAATGTCAATAGCGACACAATTATTAGTGCCCACTTCTCCTCCTGCTGCAATGGTTTCGGGGGTTGTGAGTTCGTAATCATCGAAACACCCTCGAATTTGCTCGGTGGTAAATACATTAGAAACGCTCTCCACAAATTCACACTCATATTCCGTTCGCCAGTATAAAGAGTCTTGGCCCCACTCCAGCATTTTAGTAAGCATCTCTTCCTCATCGTATGGCGGGCTATATGCATCTCCTTTTATAACCGCATCTTTCCAAGTGTAATGCAAGCGTGTAAAAGAGTCAGCATAGTTTTCATCATATAAATAGCGGTGCATATGGTTCTCTTTCGTCTTGGGGGTTCCCAAGTTTATAAAGGGGGCTTTATTCGCTATAATACAAGGCTCGACATTATCTACAAATAAACTATCCGCAATGAGTGGACTCTCATCTACAATTAAAAAAGTTGGGTGCTGTCCGCGTATTGCTTGTCCTTGATTCGTAGGTGCAATCGGGGAACGCCTTAGCAAAGTACCGCCCTTTAATTTAATGTGCGGTTTATTATGCAACTTATAGTTATCTACTAAAGAGCTAAGAAAAGCATTATCTTGAAAATGCCTTAATACATAGTTAAAGATAAGAGCTGCTTGGTCTTCAGTGGGTGCGATAACAAATACTATATCGCGGAATCGTTTAAAAAACATATAAACAATAATAGCCACNGAAAGTGCCCACGANTTTCCACTACCGCGTGGCGCCAAGATTGCCATCTTCCTTTGTTTATTGGGGTTGCTACCGGGATAAGTTAAAGACTTCGTAACTATTTCTAATTGAAGGGGCCGAAGACGCAATGGCCTTTTTTTGTTATCAACCAGATAAGCATCACAGAACGCTTCGACAAGGGATGCCATTTTCTTTTCATCGCATCTTACCTTTTCAAAGAATTTTTCGAGCTGCCTNGAATCAAANGCATTACGTCCGGTCAATACTGTCTTCAGATTCTTTGCTTCGTTCTTCACTGGGATCATCCAAACCTCCTAAGAAATCCATAAATTTTTCTGTCTTCTGTTCGACTAATGTAGGAACTTCAATCTTAAGTGCACGGAATTCAGTATGAATATCTTTAACGATTTGATTACGCTGTTTCAGTAAATCATTCCTGAGTTCTACATCACGAATGTGGGTAGTTATCTCTTCCCATAGAATATCTTCAAGTGCCAAATTGCGGGCAAGCAATCTCACAAGTTCTTGGTGTCTTTCGTATTCGCCTTCTCCCACACGTACTCGGAGACGGACTTCATAATCTTCTACTATTTCTTTCATTTCTTCTTCTTCGAAGTCTTTTTCTTTCGGGCTGAAGGTCTTAAGCTCGGATACTTCCTGTAAACCGCTGCCCTAATTCCTGCAGGCCTCGGTGCGTTATGAGCTAACTTCAATGCTGACTTAGCTCTCTTTAAAGTATTAATAGGGAAGCTCCCTGCGGGCGCTCCTCCTGATGGTCCAGCAAAAGCTTTCACTCCTTTATATTTTCCCACATTAGAACCACCTGGTTTCTTTCTGGCTGCAGCTTGTTTTTTCTTAGCTGCAGTCTTCTTCGCTGGTTTTTTTCTGCGAGCCATAGTTACCTCTTTAACTACTGTTACTTATAGAGTTTCCTAAGGTACCATCTTTGGAACGAGCGGTGTTAGTTGGAAGGTTCTTTGCTCTTTCCATAACCTCAAGGTTTGGAAAATGCGCTTTGTAATTATCAGGGTCTTCCTCTGTCTCGCCGCTGCCATTGCCTTTGTAAAATTCTAGTTTTGTTTTCGACATATTTATTTCTCCTCTTCATCTAAAGCTGCTAATAGCACTGCGATTACCTGATGTAATCCTTCTACCTGTATTCCTAATTCATCCATTTCGAAATCGTTCATTTTTATTCCTCCGCTGGATAATAAAACTCCAGCCGTTCTAGCAAGTCAGCCTTCTTCCCGCTCGTGGATAGTCCACGCTCTGTGAGGGCTTCCTTCAATTGCGCCACTGTGCAGCTTCCCCAATCAATTACCTCTTCAGGTTCTTCTTCAGGTTCTGGTTCTGGCTCTGGCTTTGCAACCGGAGCAGGTGCTGAAAATCCACTTACGTCAATACCAACACTACGCCCACAAGCGGGGCAGATGCCATTCTTGAAGTAAGGTTTTAGATTCTGACGAATCTCGTCCTTAGTAAAAACTTGGCAGCAATCAGAATAGGGACACTTAAACATACTTATTTATTTGCTTTAAGCATATATAAAAGCATCGCTTACTCCGCTTCTTCGGCGTCGTCATCGGCTTCGTCAGCGTCGTCTTCCGAATCTTCTGCTTCGTCAGCGGCTTCTTCNATAGCCTCTTCCTCTGCAGCTTCTTCTTCAACAACCTCTTCTTCGTCAGCTTCTGGCATATTTTCGTCGTCTGTCATATTTGTCTCCTTTATTCGTCGTCGTGTTCGTGTTCATCTTCCCCGTTACGGAAAGTTCCTTTGCGTATCTGTTCGATCTGACTGTTCTGTTGAGCAGTCCATAATTCTAATACTTTATAAATAATAACTAGTGCAGGGGAACCTATAATTAAAAGAACCGATTTGTAC